GACGCCACAGCGGGCAGGCAGGCGCTGGCGGCCGTTGCTCCATCCGTAGCGACAAACGTAGCGTCAAAAGCGTCGCCCGTAGCGGCCCCGGCTGAGTTGGTAAGTTTCACTGAGATTAACAGGTCGCCCTGGGCAGCCTCTTGGGTAATGGCCCGCCGGCACTCGCCGTGTTTCTCTAAAGACGTGCCAACCAATCGCGACGTGCCCCCGTCGTCAGTTTCCGGCCAGCACTCCATGAGATCGCTCTTGGCGAGATCGTGGTTTATTGTCTGGTGTTCGTTAAGGTTTAAGACAGTATACGTCGTGTCCGTGTCGTTTATGATGCAATCGCTGTCGCCGCTGCCGCTGTTCCAAAACGTCGCGTCTACCTTTTGCAGCTTGCACGTATAGAACCCGCCGGCGGTGTCAGACGCCGTGACCATCGCTATGCGGGTGGTGTTGCCTCCGCTGCCGCCGACGCTTATCGTCGTGCCGTTCCGCTGGCGGGAAACCTTGGCGTTCTCCCCACGAACGGTCAGGTTGCTTAGCCGATTAACCTGGTCGATAATCTTGTTTATGTCGTCGGCCCGTGGCTTACGCCAACGTCGTATTTTTTGCAGCGGATTAAAACTCACCCTCGCAGCCCTATTCCCGAAGCGTCTTCGTTAAGGTCCATACCGTCAAAGAGGTCCATGAAAACAGCGGTTCCGTACATATAATGGGCCACCCCGTGTTGTGTGTTCCACCCGCCGGGTGACCACTGGAATACGAATTCGTATTCATACACTCCCGCCCGTACGAGCGTCGCCCTTACCCCAGACAATTTCCACTTTTCAATATCATTTTCCGATGTAACATCTGTTTTATAATATGGCTGGTTTAGGGCCTTCAGAGCGGTATACCCCTCCAAGAACCTATCAGAATTTACATGATTAACATTATCAAGCAACCTGCTTATATAGTGGGTCGATCCATAACATCGGACGAAAAGGGTAGGGCTAACGTGCGACTGGGAAAAAAGCGGCTTGTTGTCGATGGTATGCGTCACGCTCAAAGCCAACCATTCGTCGACGAAGTTGACATCGGAACCGTCGGTAAGACGGTGATATTTATCCGAGTCCACTTCCGTCAACTGCACGTCCATCGTGTCGGTCCAGCTCCCCGCTTGGTCCGCCAGCCTCTGTATATTCTCCATGCCATCAGTAGAGAAGATCGCTGTGATGCGGCAGTTGGTATTGTCGTGCGTCCTTGTGGTGATATCGGTGCAAATCATATCGGGGCGACCATACCAGTAGTCACCTATCCTCGGCAAGTCCGCGACCTGGTTGTCCCAATCGTCCCACGTACAATCGTAGATCGCGGTAAGCGTTGTGCCGTCCATCGTGACGTGCATCTCGCGACTGTCTTTATATTCGGTTACGGCCATTTATTGCCCCCCCACCGCGACTTTTTCCGGGATGCCGTTATTAACAATAGTTTGTATGCCGTTCGATATTTCTTGCAATAGCCTATACGAATCACGCCCGGCAACCTGGATAGGGGCCTTGCCTCCTTGGGATTGCCGCTTGCGTTCTCGCTTCGATTCTCTAGATTGGCGGTCGATGTTTTCTGTCATCCAGCTAAACCCCGGAAGAGTTTTTCCGGTTATTGGATTGGCCATGAAAAGCCGAGCAATTTCTTTGCGGAGCTCAGCAGAAAATTCGGACGACAAAGCAACAGCTAACTCCTTGCCGATATATTTACCCCACACTACGGCCAGTGCGGCCAAACCCGCCAGAGCGTAAGCGGTCACTTGTGTTACTAAGACCCACGCCGCTGACAAGTCGGTTGTAAGTAGTTTAATGAAGCCATCCACCTTAGTATAAACCGTGTCTATTTTAGTCTTCAAGATTTCCGCCCAACCATAGAGCGTCTCGTGGTTGGAGTCTATCCACGCCCCCCACTCCTCAAACTTGGCGATAATTCCAGGAAGGTAGTTATCCATTAGCGGCAAAAGCACCTTGTCTGCCAACTCTCTGCCGGCGTCTTTGAGATTCTTCCACGCAAGCGTAGCCTTAAAGCCTACAGTGCTGGCTATTTTGTCGAAAGCAATTTGGGTTCTGCCAGCATAGTCTAATGTTAGCATGGTGAGGTCTTTCTGGAACCCGGCCACGTCTTGCATAGCCGCCGCCATGCCACGAAAGGCTCGAATGTTGGGGAATAGAATGGCTATCTGGTCGGCGCTCAGCTTGTTAAGGTCTGCCACCGCCCCTACCAATCCCTTTGTCTTGAGCGTATTAGAATCTAAAACTACGCCATGTTTTTCTGCCTCTTTTTTTGCTTCTTTAGTAGGCTTGATAAAGGAGTTGATGGCTCCTGTTATGGCGGTAAATGCCTGGTCTGGTTTTACGCCGCCACGGGTGATAGTAGACACGGCAGCCAGTAGTTGCTCTAATGATAGACCCGCAGCGTGTGCGGTAGCAGTAACAGAGCCCAGCTTGGCAGCTAGCTGATCGAATGTTAGTCGGCCTCTAAACACCGAAGTGAACAATTTATCTGACACCTCTACCACTCTAGATGTGTCCATTTGATAAGCGTTGAGAACATCTAACAGGGCTGATACTGCTGTTTTTGTATCTGTCATGCCTGCGGTAGCCATCTTGCTCGCAGCGGCTAGAACCTTGGGGGCCTCGGAGGCGTCGATACCGGCAGAAAGCAAATCATACAAACCGGCTGTCAGGCTGGCCGTACTATCACCGAACTGTTTCGATATATTGCGGATTTCGGTACGGTAGCTGGCCATAAGGTGCATAGACTCTGCCCCCAACATCGTACTCACTTGGGCCAGTTGTTTTTCAAAGTCAATAGCCGTCTTAGTAGCGTATATCATGGCGGCCGATGCAGCCATCAGGCCGTACCGTATCCACCGCTTCATAAAAGACGTAACACTACGAATAGCCCCACCTAGTTTCATCACAATTACACTAGCGGTTCGGTTGACCCCGCGACGTATCATAGCAAACGAGGCCGTAAAGGCTTTACGCATCAGCCTAGCACTGTGCTTGGCGGGAGCCACTACCTTACGGGTGGAGGCGTTGACCTTCTCGGTCGTCTTTTTCATCGAGACGACAATGGCGTCGCCGGCCTTGGCATAACTGGTGGAAACCAGGCCCGAAGTTATCGCCATTTCCTTAGCCGTCACGGCCTTGGCCTTTTTGAGGCTTTTTCGAAGTTTGTCCATCTTGCCAGCGATGGTCACATAGGCTTGTCCGAGTTGTCCGGCCACTACTTGTTACCCCCAAACATCTTACGGGCGATTTGTCGTTGCAACTTAGGCGACACGCAGGCGGGAGCCTCAGGGCTGCCCGCACCTTTCTTGTCGTCCTCGTTGCTGCCGTTTTCCAGCTTGTTTATTACCGATATGTCGCTCAATAAATTATTGAACTGTGTCATCGTAAGGTCGCGCACGCCTGCGATTGTGTAGCCGTAAAACCTACAAAGCAAAGAAACCGCCAACGAGAAACTTATAGGGTTTCCGCTGGCGGCACTACGTTTTTTGAGTCGTTGTCCGGTGAAATGACGGCCATGACGCTCTCAATATCTTCCAGGCCAAAGAGACAAGACACGTCCTCTTTGGTCGCCTCTGGGTTGTATTTGCTCATAGACAACCATAACAAATGCACCACCCCCGCCAGCGTGCCGGACTCGGCGTCGATTTCGTCGCGGGTCGGTGCGGCCATTGCGGCCGTGGCCACCTCTAGAGGCACGCTCTCTTTGCCGTACACCTCAACGGCCATTTGCAGGCCGGCCTTGTGGGTGTCGGTGATATTCTTTTTGGCCCACTCTGTAAAGTCGGCCCATTCGCCAACCCGCAACTCTCCCACCTTGTAATCTTTGCCGCCCAGCGTGATAATCCGAGCAGCACCAACCGCTTCGCTAATTCCATCCATCGTAAACCCTTTCTTTTATGTGGTGGCGTCAGACATCTTTATGGCCCCGGAGCCGCTAAAGGTATATGATACGCCCACCACGTCGTCTTTGTCTTCTGACCAACTAACTCCGGTCAGAATGCCTGTACCCAACAGAACCCCGTCAGTCGCCGTGTGTGTATACCACAACTGGAGGCTAACGCCGTTGCCGTCCGAATCAACAAAACCCAAATCAGAGTTGGTGAACTGTAAATCAGAGCCGTCATCGCCAGCCAGACATTCAACCGTTGCCGTCCAATCTTTGAACCCGGCCAGCCTTGTCTTCCACAGATTCGCTTCGACGGCGGGGTTGCCCATGACGGTTTTTTCCGCCACGTCGCACGTAGCGTCCAGACCCCAGGACCGTACACGCTGTACTACGTCGCTAATTGCCGACCAGACGACTTTGCCGCCTCTGCCGTGTAACATAGCCATATTAGATTACCCCCTTGTTAAGACAACGCCCCGTTGCCGACCATCGTAAAAGTAGTTTTTGCAACGTCGTCTTTGTCCAGGGCAAAGCCTATGCCTGTGCAGATACAAGACCCAGATATATTTGTTCCGGCGTCTAGCAGCTCGAATGTAACGTGGCCCGTGTTGCCCAGCCCCGTCAGGCTGGCGTCCGACGTAGTGAACACTTCAACAGATCCGCTCCAGTCCTTGAAGCCCGCAAGACGCTGCTTCCAGTAGTTGGCGTCTGACATGTGCGTTGTCTCCGCCGTGTCGGCGGTGGCGTCAACGCTCCAGCTCGTTATGTTCGTGATATCGCTCACGTCGGCCCACGTAAGAGAGCCCTTACTGCCATGAAACATTGCCATCGGTTATCCCCCTAAAATTAGCTTGTTTTGTTATCTCGCCAAACCGTGTAATCAATCGTGGCCTGCCAAGAATGATCCTCGGCTATTAGCGGCCCCGTTTCGTCTGTTCGTAGACATACAACTGCAATATCGCTATCGTATGTCAGGGTGGCGTCGTCAAACGCCCCCGTAGTTAGTCGGTGTATTGCCATTACGTCGGAGAGGTTGTCGCCGTAGATGCTAAGCTGCACGCGGGCCTGCATCATCTTCCCGCCCATATATCGGTTGGGTACGTCGCTGATGCGGTCGAAAACCATATACGGCGGGGCCTGGTTCTGCTTGTGCCGGACCGCGTACATGCCGCCCGTGTTGGTAGCTCGTAGCGTGGCACAGGTTGCCGAGTTGTAGAAGGTCATTATCGACTTGAACAGCTCGTCCATTATTTAATCATCCCCAGTATTTTGTCGACGTCGGCCTGGCCGAACGAGTCTAGGGCGGGCCGCAGGTACGGGTGGGCCTTCATGTTTTTTGTGCCGATTTCCTGGAAATATGCGTAGGTGTGGGCCGGAGCCTTAGCGTCGGGGACGGCCTTGGGCACTTCGCCTATTATGCCAATTTTGGCTTCGAGCGGGCCTACCTCGCGGGCAATACTCCGCCGCAGGTTAGTAGTCAACCACGGCGCGTTCTTTTTGGCTCGCCGCTGCACAACCAGAGACGCCTTCGTTAGGAATTTATGGAACTTCTCACCCGCCATTTTCTCAATCTCGCCGACGTTCCACTTTCCAACCTCGCCGCCCATTATCTCATCTCCAACAATCGAACGCGTAGGTGATGGCCGATTTGGATTTCGTCATCGACACGCACCACCTCAAACGTTCGGGTGCCGTAGACTACTCGGTCGGTGGCCGCAATAGTGGTATCCGGGTCGCAGTACAAAATATAGTCAGACTCTACGGCCAACCGTCCGAGCTTGTCGTTTTCTGTTTCACCTACAGTTTTCTTTAGTTGCAGCATAGCCTGCACGTTACTAGACACCGCCGCCCACACCTTGACCTCCTCGCCATACGTCCCTTGCGTAACGGTAGGGCGGTTGACGGTAACGGTGATATTGTAGAGGTGTGCTAGGCTCAAGCGTATTCCACCTTCTTCCACATGGCCAACTCGTCCGCATAGGCACTCGCTGCGTTCTTAGCCTCCGAAAGTGTATAACTGTAGTCGCCTATCTTCTCCGACTTGAGCGCCGTGTTGATGCGGCGGCTGTTGTACGTATCGGCAACGACCTGTATGCAGACTTGTTCAAGGTCATCAGGTATGGCCGCGTACCCGGCGGTGTAGTCGACATAAACGTTATTCCAACCATCGGCCCACCCGGCGGCCCGGTACAATTCGCCAGCCTCCAGGTCGACGCTGTAGTCGGTGATTCGTGTATCGGGCACCTCCAGGCCCAGCGTGCCCGACAAGGCGTCCTGCCCGGGTATGGGTAACAGTTCGGTGGATGCGTGGCCACCGAAGCCGCTGACGATGCTGCTGGACCACCCCGCCGTTAGGCCCACCTGGGCCGACAGTAAAGTGATTGTGGTATATGTCGCCATCGCCAGGTTGGTGATTCCCGCACTCGCACCCCCCAGTATGGTCAATCGTAGTTGGGCAGTGGCTGGCGGGTCGCCTGTGCGTATAACCGAAGCCGTTGCGGCGAAGGCGTCCCCGGCGGAGCACTTAACGTACATGCCGCAGACTTCCCCAACGGCCACCCGCTCCACGCTGATGACCGGCCAGTTGTCCAGTTCGAGCAGTTGCGTGCCGTCGCCCGCGTGTCTCGCCATCGTGTACGCGCGCGAGGAAAACTTGCGGCCACATATCCGCTCGATGTTAAGGCTGGCCGCGTCGATAAGCCGCTCGATTAGAACGTCGTATGTGGCGGCGGTTATGCCGAGGTATTCCTTGACATTAGCGACCGACGTAAGCTGTAAAACGTATGCCATTATAGATTCCCGTGAACGTGGATTCGTTCAATGTCCGTGTACCATGTCCCCGCCACCAACTCTACTTTGCCCTGAATACGCCAGTTGCCCACCGACTGAAACACGTCACTCTCGACGGAGTATTGAATCTTTCCGTCTGACCCATCGGTGGTAAACGCGGCCGTCTTGACGTGGTCGGTCCCGTCTGGCTCTTGTAGTGTAATCTGTTTTAACGTGGCCAAGGACACGTCCACGACGGCCGCGTCCTCATCTTTGATGGTGATTTCCACTACGGTCCCGGCGTCAGATATATGAACTTCGTTTGTCGCCAAAGTGTTCTCCTAACCTGTAGATGTCCAGCTAACCGACTGGCGGACGTATGCCGAGGCTACGGTTACCGCCTGGCGGATATAGCCAACGATGGCGAGCCTATCAACTTTTGACTCACTCCTTACAGCAACGCCGCGATATATTCCGGTAACGTGTTGTTTGTCGTCAGTTGTTATTGAAGATGTTGCAGGAGGCACCATAAACAGGGCCTGCGATATCGCAGACTTGCGTTTGTCAAGCGTGTCTATGGACATTACTGCCATTTTCCTTGCGTGAAGTCGCTGTCTGCGTCTACGCTTATCAGCGACCTAAACATGCGGGATGTTCCTGCGTTATCGTAGCACGTAATATCTGACGCCGTGGTTATTTTCTTATTACGAAACAGCCGATATAGATAGTTGAGCATGTTGGCGATGGTCGTTGCGTCGCTGGGCGGCACGGCCCCCATTTCTGTAATGGTATCGGTTTGCAAAACGTCCTTGCACTCGACGTTTATCTCGGCGGCGGTCGGTATGGCTCCAACGTCTGCCACGATGTCGGAGCAGTCCGCTACAATATCGGAGGCATACCCTGACAGGGCGATAGTTAAGTCGGATATGTCCGCTACAATATCTGAGCAGTCGGCCACAATATCCGACGCGTAGCCATCAAGGTCTGCGGTTAAATCTGATATGACAGTAACAATGTCAGAAGCGTAGCCTGTCAGGTCTGCCGTCAGGTCTGAAATTGCCGTGATGATATCGCTCTGTATTTCAGCCACGGAAGGGTAAACCACGGTCCCGCCGATAAGCGTATCGTATACGTCGGACGGGATGACCGTACATCGCACCTCCGCCCCCACGGCGTCCGAGGGCGAAACGTATACCAATAGCCGCCCGGTAGTGTTCGTGTCGGTCGTGTCGAGGGGTATATCGTACCATCCGCCCTCATCGTACGATCCGCCTGCAGCGTTGTTCGTTTGGGCGATGTTGCCGCCGTTCTTGCTCAGACGTATGTCGGCCTGGGCCAGCGTCAAATCTGATTCTATATCAGAGGCGTCGCCGGTAGCCAAGAACGGCCCCAGCTTAACCGTCGCCACTGTAGATTTTCGTAAGAACATAGAACCCCCTATTATTTACCTATCGTCTCCGCCAGCTTACCCGCCACGTAGTTGGCAAAGTGGTCGGCGGTGTATTTTCGCATGACTAGCAGGCGGGCGTTATCCGCCATGAACTGAAACGACTCCGGCTCCCACAGGAACTCTCGAGCCTTGGTCTTGAAGTTGTCTTGGGTGATGTGTATACAGTGTGTTCCGTCCTCGAACCCCAGCCCAGTATATTCGGCGTGGGGCTGTACGAACGTGACGCACCCGGACAGAGGCATCTCAAAGTATTTCGGGACCGGGTAATAATCCATGCACGCAAGAACGCCCGCGTGCTTGGCCAGGTACGGGCCGTAGTCTGGACCCTTGGCCAGCTTGTCATTATTGAGTACGTGCCCGACGTTCGATACCCAGCTACGCTCAAACGCCCACTTGCGGAAATCGTAACACGGCGGAGCCTTCTTATTGCTATACCACCCGCTGCCCAGTATGCACGGCAGACGTTGTGAGAGCGGCCGGTCGCCGTCCATAAATAGCCGGTAGTCGGGGGCAATCGGGAACCACCACAGCATGTCACCCGCGGCCTTACCCAGGTGCGGGGCGAGGAACCGATGGAACCCCTCGTGGTATGGGCAGATGATATATTGTACGCCCCGGTCGAGTGCCCGCTGGCAGCGAGCGGCGGCCCCCAGTTTACGAACCGCCTGGCCGTCCCGATACTGGCCGGAGAAGTCGTCCTGGTGCGGGTCGTTGAAGTACTCGATTTTGACCGCCGGGTGGTCGGCAATGCCGTCGATTTCTATGTGGTGGCTGGAGTGCAGGTCGAAAAAGAGGATCGCGTCGGCCTGGATGTCTTTAGCACTACAGTCGTCGTGGACGTATTGGGCGTCCGGGAACTTGCGTTTCAACGCCCGGTACATGCCCAGATAGCACCACGAGTAGGATGTCTCTTGTAATTTGTGGTCGTCCTTATTGACAACGATAGCTAGATTCATACCCCGATTCCTTCCGTTTTCCGTGTGATTGGCCCCCACCCCTCATATTTGCTCAGAAATGACGATATGCCACAGGACGCTCCAGGATCGCTCAGGTTGAACGTTGTGATTTCAAGGTGTCGCGACAAAATTAAATGCCGATCGTTGAACCTTGACCCTGTACCCGTCGATTTTGTGGGGTGTTTTGGGGTTGTGGTGGGCTGAACCGCCCGACAGGCCCCCCGAAAATATATTTTATTTTCTATTTGACATCGCGTAGAATTGGTGTATACTTATAGTAGAATGAGAAACGAAAAACAACAAATCGGAAAGGGCAACAAAATGACAACGAGAAATCAAACCAATAGAACCGCCAAATACTTCTCATACGTCGGCAGCTATGATGGTTTTGTTAAGCTGATCAAAAATTGGGTTCCTGTGCGAGAATTGAACCGTATCGACAAATCGGATTGGCAGCGATGGTCGGGACCGCCCAGCACGGCCATGAAGAATAGCCACAAAAAATACAAGACGATGGATGCCGCCTGGATGTACCCGGAAAGGGTCATACACCCCAAGCCGTAACCCCCCCCGGCCGGGCCTCACAGCTCGGCCATTTTTTTTGTCGCCAAGTCGATCTGCCGGTGGAGCGACACCCCCGCATTGCCCAGCATGAACCCCCGGTCATGGATATAGTCTGCCCCCTCCAACGTGCCCGCGATGCGGTGGGGCATGTACTGGATAGCCGGCGAGCGGGCGAAGTTGCCCGTCATTATCGGCCGCGTCTCCACCCCGGCGGCGGCCAGTGCTTTGCAAATGTTCCCCCGATCCGGGGCGTCGTCATCGAGGGTTATACCCAGTCCGAACCAACTGCCCCCTGCGGACTGCTGTTGCAGTCTCGCCCACGGTGGAAGTTTTTGGGCCATGTACTCGGCGTTGCTCCGTCGCCACGCTACCCACTCCGGCAACTTCTCTAGTTGCACCAGGCCCAGGGCGGCGGCTATCTCTGTCGGTCGGACGTTGTAGCCCGGCAGGACGAAATGGTAAGCGTCCCAGAAGTCGTCGGTCGGCCCGGCGTAGTGTTTATTGTCCGGCAGGTCCCGCGTCCACCCGTGGGCACGCAACGCCAGCAACGTATGGTATAGCCGCTCGTCATCGGTGAATACCGCCCCACCTTCGATGGTGCTTATGTGGTGCGAGAAGAAGAAACTCGTTGTGGCCATGAGGCCAAAACACTCTACTGGCACGCCCTCAAAGGTTGCCCCCATCCCTTCGCAGTTGTCGACCAACATCGCTCCGCTAGTGGATGGATAGGCGGCCACGCCGCCAAGCAGGTTGACGGCCAGAGTTGCAGCCTGGACACATTCGACATAGTCAGGCAGGTTGTATGTTCGGCGGTCAACATCGACCAGAACCAGCCGGAACCCGTGTTGTGATATCGGGGCGTAGGTCGTTGACCATGCCACAGCAGGCACGACAACTTCGGCCCCCTCAGCGATAACGCCCGTGTACCGACACGCCGCCATCATAATCAGGTTAGCGGACGAACCACTGTTGGTCATCACCGCATATTTGCGGTGGGCGTACTCGGCAAGGGCCGTCTCGAATTCGGCAACCCGTGGCCCCATCGTGTACTGTCCCGAATCGACCACGGCTTCTATGGCGTCGCGCTCGTCCGGGCCGAGGGTGTCATAGCAGAGCGGGTATTTAGTCACAGCAGCACCGATTGTAGTGCTCTACGGTTTGGGCTATACCGTCGGTAAGCGTCGTCGTGGCCGTCCATCCCAAGCGGTCCAACTTCGATGTGTCTACTGTTTTGCTGGCGATGCCTTCTGGTTTTGTTGTGTCATGTATAGTCTGGCAAGGGGAATTTTTTATAGGAATAAACATTTCTTCTTGAATCACTGTATAGTATTTGTCGACCGTGTATTCCTTGCCCGTACCGACGTTTACCGTATCGGGTAGGTCGTCGTAATTCTCAATGGCCCACAGCAGGAAGTCTACAAAGTCGCCGACGTACATGAATTCCCGGCGGACGCTGCCCGTACCCCATATCGTCAATGGCTCGCCGGTCTGGCCGCAGTCGTAAACCTTCCTAATCGCGGCGGGAATCAGGTGGCCCCGCTCAGCGTCGAAGTGGTCGAATGGGCCATACATATTGCAGGGTACAACCGTCTTTAATCCGAGGCTCTTGGCCAGCCGCCAGACGGCTATCTTCGCGTGGGCGTAAGCGGCGTTCGTCGGTTCCGGCTCGCCCGTCCCCAACGATTCCTCTTTGAACGGTTGCGGGGCGTCGGCTGGATACATACAGGACGAGCCGATATTGATGACCTTGCATGCTGGACGGCAGCGATACACGGACTGAAGCAAGTTAGAGCCCATTAGCAAGTTGTGAGCATATAACTGCTGGCCATTGTCTATATTGTACTGTATGCCCCCCACGTCGCCGGCAGCGTGAATCACCATGTCGGGCATAAGGTTGTCAATATATTCATCGACCCCTTCGGCCCAAAGCAAGTAAAGCTCAACACTCGACGGGGCCGATACCGAAAGGCCCTTGTCCTGCAACGCTGCAAGTAAGAAGTTCCGGCCCACCATCCCGCTTCCGCCAGTCAAAAGAATCCTTAACATCCCGCAGCGTCCTTTCCTGTTCCGCCAATTCCAAATCGCCCGCCACCATCATACCAACAAGCCCCGCAATGTCAACCGTTGGCTCCCACCCCAACAACATCCTAGCCTTGCTCGCATCCCCGCACAACGACGGCACATCTAATGGCCGTGAATATCGCTCGTCAAACTTAACGTGCTTACGCCAGTCGAGGTTGACAGCATCGAACGCCCAGCCCAAGAATTGCTCTACACTGTGCTGTTCCCCGGTGGCGATAACGTAATCGTCCGGCTCGTCCTGTTGCAGCATCAACCACATCGCCCGCACGTAGTCACCCGCAAACCCCCAATCACGCATCGGCGTTAAGTCGCCCAAGACAAGCTTGTCTTGCAGGCCCAGGGCGATCCTTGCGGCCGCACGTGTGATCTTGCGGGTGACGAACGTTTCCCCCCGGCGGGGTGATTCGTGGTTGAATAATATCCCGTTGCAAGCGAATAGGCCGTATGCCTTGCGGTAATTTATAGATTGGTAATAACCGTACACCTTTGAGCAGGCGTAAGGGCTGCACGGCTCGAACGGCGTCGATTCCGATTGCGGCGGTGGAGCCGACCCGAACATCTCGCTCGACGACGCCTGGTAATACCGGCAGGGCCAGTCGGCCATTCGCAACGCCTCTAGCATATTGAGCGTCCCGATGGCGTTGGTGTCCACTGTATAGCACGGGTGGTCGAAGCTAACCCCTACGTGGCTCTGGGCCGCCAGGTGGTATATCTCGTCGGGCCGTACCGTTTGCACTAACGACAGTATCGCCAGGCCGTCCGTCATGTCGCCGTAGTGAAGGTGGAGCCGGTCGAAGATGTGGTCGATACGCACGGTCCCTGCCGTGGTGCTGTGCCGGCGTATGACGCCGTGGACCTCATAGCCCTTGATCAATAGCAACTCGGCCAGGTACGATCCGTCTTGCCCCGTGATTCCCGTTATTAGAGCCTTCATGCGTCGACAAACCCCGACGGTCGTTCCATGTGTGTCGAGTTGATGGCTATGTCGTCGAACTCCGAAATGTCGATCTTCTGGCCGATGTCGAATAGGTCGGCAAGTTGCTCTGTCGTATAGCCATACTCCCGCCCGGCCGCGTTAGCATACACATCCTGCACACGATTACACGGCAACATGAAAGCCCGTGGCGTATCGTAGCATAAAACGTGCGGCAATATCCGAGCCATCTTTGGCCGCAGGCCGGATAACATCGCTTCCAGTTCGTTGGGGTTGGCTGGCCCTTTCGGCAAGCACCTCAGCAGGTCGTGGAGTTCTGCGGTACGGTATATCGACGAGCTCACCTCTAGCGGGTAATCGTATTCACGCGGGGCCAGGCCCCATTCGTAATATAATACTGACTTAGCCCCCTTAGCTTTTTTCCATTCCGCTGGCTCGCCGTGTGAGAACTGCCGCAGGTAGTGCCAGTTAAGCCCCCGCCCGAACCGTAAAGCAAACCCGATAGCGTCGGGCTGTTGTTTGAGCGTCTCCCGAACGTCCTTCCAGCTCCAGGGCCGCACAAAAATAATATCATCAACCCACAGTGCCGAGTGCTCGCTGTCGTGCCCTAGCCAGAGCCCGAAGTTGGCCGCAAACGCCGTCTCTTGTTGCCATCGCACACCCGGCCAGCGTTTCGCTAGTATGTCATATTGTCGTTTATATTGGTCGGTGTCGGCCCGGTACAATACCGTGATGGTGGCAGCGTCGGCGTATTCACAATAACGACAGTATGACTCAAGGGCCGCGTGCATCTGCATAGCCCGGTTGCGGCTAAAGAATAGAATGCTCGCAATCACTTCCACACCTCCGCCAATCCCCCGAAGTCCTCGCACCCTCCGTCCTGCCCGGCGAACACTACGCCGGCAGACTTGGCTGCGTCGATTATCTCGGCCTGCGTCTTGCGGTACTTGTCCACCTCGGCCTCACAAAACTTGTGGCTGTGCCATGACACGTTGAGCCATGCGATCTTATCCATTAGCCCCCGGGCCATCAGGTGCGAAAGGACAACGTATTCCCCGCCCTCGATGTTGAGCTTGAGGGCTACCTTACCCGGTACGGTATCGGTGAGCCATTGGGCGATATCGACCGACAACACCTCCATCGGGTGTTCGTAGTCTACCCCTCCCGTGCGTTTGTCCGGCAGCATCGTTGAGCCATCGGGCACAACGCCACGCCCAACGTAGAGCGACGTGGTGCCGTTGTGTGTACCCGCCATCGCGTTTATGTACCGCACATTGTCTATGCGGTCCATGAAACACTTGTGAACCAGCCCGGCGAAGCAGGCAGGGTGCGGCTCCCACGCGTATATTTTGTACTCAGCCGCGTCGGGCATTTGAGTACAAAACGTTTCGATGGTGCGGCCGGTGTAGGCCCCCAGGTCAATAAATACTTTATCCATTCGCTCTGCCCTTTCCGTTGGCCGAGAATTCTATTAAAACTGCCTTACTCCACTTTGTCATAAGGGTAAACTTGAAACCGGCACGGGTGAATATATCAATTATCGCCCGTGGGGCCGTCCAGTCGGTAGCCCCGTACGGGTCGGGCTCGCCTCCGTAGCTTGTGCGGTCGTGGATTATCAGAATGCCGGACGGCGATAAAACACGCATGGCCTCAGAGGCTAGCTTGTCGGGATATATTGAGTGGTCCACGCTGTTTGTAAATACGATATCAACGGAGTTGTCGGGGTATTGTATATCGTGGAAGTCGCCGTGGACTACGTATTTATTATCCGGCCCCGGGGCTAGGTCGATGCCTACGGCAAAATAGCCCAAGTCTATCCATGCCTCCACCTCTGGGCCGCAACGAGCACCTAGGCATAAGACAGAGCGGCCTGGTCGTCGGTTGTCGGGATAAATGGCATATTCTATCGCTGTTATACCTAAGAACTCACACAACCCACTTCTATATATCGTATTATAGGCTGGCAAGAATTCTTTTCGGTTGAACAGGTTTTTGGTCAACTTTGACTGCTGCACCTCGACATATTCCTCGTAGGAAGCAAAACTCCTACGGAGCAGGTCGCCGTCTTGCTCCCACACCGCGTCACTATTTGCCATCGATCATGCCCTCGAAGATATCCACTAAACCCTTCGCCGTCTGGGCGGGGTCGAAGTGTCTCTCTGCGTACTCGCGGCATGATTGACGCAATACGTCGGGTGAGTCCTTTTGGATACCCTTCCAGCACCTATCTATCTCAGCGGCATACTCCTCTGGGCTGCGTGGGTCCGCGAAGTAAGGACTGTGCCCAGGCCCGCCAGCTACAAGCGGCGTGCCACACGCCAGAGACTCCCGCACGATGCGGGTGGCGATACGGTGCGGCGTTATCACAATATCGGCGGCGCGGTACACCTGCTCCATACTCTCAACGGGCGTACATATATGGCCTATCAATCCCAACCGTTGCAAAGTGCCGCCCAGGAAACTCGTGCTCCGCTGATGTTGCGGCGGGTAGCCAAATATGTGGATGGCCGCCTTGGGGTTGACGTGCTGCTTGTAATAGCACGCGGCGTGCATAACGTTGTATGGCGTGGTGTCCTCTCGCCATAGGTCAGCGATGACGATATTGGGAGAGCCGTTCTTGTCGCCCCAATCGAACCTATCGCCGTCGGGGCAGTACCGGCCCAGATCGACCGGGGCCGGTACGTACTGCAATATTGACTTGTCAATGAGCATCGACCAGTGAAAGAGGTACTCTTTCCAGAAGGTCACGTATGCGGCTTCCCTGTGGTTCATGGCCGTATTGGCCACGATCTCGTAAATGTTAGTCTTGCCAAGGTGGCCCAACATGAACGAGTTTTCTGGCCGGCCGTGCAAACACATCACCGTCGGTTTTTCGAGGATGTTATAACGTGGCGGGATAGCCGTATGCCTGACGTGGATGTCGGCGTCTCGGCCCCACGCCCAATCCCGATTGACGATGGTGCTTTTGTCAATCAGGCCCGGCACGTAAAAGAGCGGGGGCTGTTCGGTGGTGACGACTAGACCGGCGTCTATTCCCATCGCCTGCTCGGCGAGGATAATGTCCCTGGTCGTTCCGTATTGGCCGGACCGCGTAGGTGCGAACCTGCAGAAATGTGCTACCCTCATCGCTTCCCTTTCCCGATATTCCGTGAATTGTCTTATTCTATGACATGGACAGTTTCCGTCGGGGCCACACCAGTCTCTATATTGATACTTTCTTTGGGGCTCCCGCCAAAAGTGCAATCGCGTATATTTATTGTCGGGGTAGCGAGCAGCGATTTGGCTACGTCTGCTATTGCCACTGCCAAGCTCGTAATGGCTTTCATGCGTTCTTCGGTTTGCACAGCTACGTTGACAGTTTCCATGATCTTTTCCATCGTTTGATTCCTTCCCTTTCCGGTTGTTAGCTGAGGTCTAAGAAATATACTAATCGTTTACGGAACGGTGGGTGTTGTTTGTCCCTGCAAACTACCCGCTCGATTGGTTCGATACCGTGTACCCATGCCCGAATCGTCTGCTCCGTCACTCCGCAATGACAGTTTGTACACCCTCGTGGGTTTAGGCAGGGCCACTCAAGCGGGAAGCTCATGATAGCGAAACGCGCTACCCTCCGCAGTTCGGCGAACGCCTCTAGCTGTCTGTTGTACAGATGTTCCCATACCTGAAATGCCACGGCGAGGTCATATTGCTTATCGTCTATCGGCCACGGTGTTACCCGCACGTCATGCTTGTAGGTGAGCGGCACGCCGTATTCCTTGAAGTCGATCACGTCGCCGGTTTTGGCGAGCGGTAGTTTGTTGGGGCCGACCTCTAGTACCGTCTCAAACGGGCCGTGCTTGTCTATAATGTCTAGTGCTGCTTGGTAATATTGCCAGCGGTTGTGCTGGCCATAATATGTGTCACCAGCCAACCCGCCGTATTCCGCTTCCGTTACATATTCCATATCCTATTTCGTTTCCCTCCCCCGTTCCATCTTGTCAGCACGCGGACATGGTATGTCCTTAGTGACGGGCCTAGCCCGCCCGCCCAGTACGAGCAGGCGGGCAAAAGCCTCGTCTATTTCCACCACGTCACCGGGATTGTGTCCCAGGTGGTGGGTTAGGAGTTTGACACGAATCATCGTCATTACGTCAAGTTGTCGTACGACGTAGCCGCCCCGTTGCTGTAACGGATCGGGTGCAGGATGGCATTCATGGTCATAATGCAGTCGCTGCCGTCGTCGTCTTCCGACGTGACGATGGCGTAAAACGTGTTACGAGCGTCGCTGCCGTCGGCAGTGTCGGCGTTGGCGATGTCCACCGCGTCGAATTCAAACAAAAACGTGTCCGAATCCTCATCGGTTGTGCAATGACCACCGTCGGATATGTCGAACATACCATCGGAAATGGTTTGCACGGCACCCCACGAATCGCTACCGTCGCCGACTTTCTGGCGGAAGTAGATCGTGTCGATCCTGGTCGCCTCGGAATGCTGCTCATCACATGCCCAGAACGCGATGTGCTTGTTGATACCAGCACCCTTAGTCCAGGGAACGTTCAGCAAAACAGCGATATGGTCGCAATTCTCCATTGAGATAAACGCACTCTCGTCACTGTACGCCGCGTCGGAATCGAAATCGTACCGCCCAGGATAGAGAGGAACGATATCATGAGTCTGAATGAAAGGAAAGGCTCCATTAGCCATAAGGTGTTACCCCCTCTCTTTAAGTTTTGGTCGTCAAGCCAACGAACGGGCTCAACGTCGCGGAACCATGTTTCGGAGTCAACGCACTCTTCCACCAAGGAGCCCCATCGTAACGCAGTACGGCACGGAAGGCCGTTTCGTCGGTTGCGAATCCGAGGTGAATCGAACTCTCAAGCGACGGAGCGCCACTGGCGGACTTGCCGCCGATGAGGTACTGGGAGAAATCGCACAACAGGATGTCGCCGAACGTGCCAGGGGCCTGGCAGTGCTCCGTGAATATCACGGGGCGGCCCATCAGCGTGGTGAACGGCGATTGTGAAGCACCGGTGGCACTAGGCAGCATGACGGGTTGGCCAGACAGGTCCGAACCGTCGTTGCCGGTGCAGGTCAGGCACGCCGTATAGAGATACGGGATCATGCCCGGATTCATCAGCCACACCGAATTGCCCTGACTGGCAGGATGCAAGCGGCTCCACATGGTTACGATGTCCAGATAGGACAGATAACCCGTGGCGGGCTGGCGAGTGATGCCAAGCGTACACGGAGCGGCGATGACGCCGAGCGGTTCGTTGACGCCGGAGCCGTTGATGAAGTCGTTATCTTCATGCCAGGCAAGGGCCTTCCCGAACAGAGTATTAAGCAGAGGCTCAATACTGATCGGAGAATCTTCAAGTAATTCCGTTTTGTTACTCACCCCCCGAAGAGGTGGGCATGGTCATTTCTGCCATGCTCTGCATATCGCTATGCAGACCGGACTATATCATCATCCTGTTTTGGTTAGTGTTTTCTTTGCTAAACGTTTTTGCCATTGCGTTCGGTGCCCGTTAGTTTTGCTATGACAGCTTGGGCACAACGCAATAAGGTTTTGTGGGTCATGGTTTAGTTTGTTGTAGTCGATGTGGTGTACGGGCAACGACACATTAAGATCGCTTTGCTTTACGCCGCAAATTTGGCAAGCGTTTCCGTCTCGTTGGCGTATCTGCGTCTTTAACGCCCCATTAAACTCTAAAGAATAAGGCTCGTTACTAAGCCCGCCACGCCAGTTGCCGTTGAAGGCCCCCTGGCGAGTAACACATGCAAGACTGCAAAACTTATGATTTGATGATGGTGCGGTCCAAAATGTTTTTCCGCAAGCTGCACACGCACGAAACTCGCCTTTGCGTTTTGTAGAGTTAAAGCACGATTGGCAATAATTCTTATCTGCTACCGGCGTTGTCCAAAATCTTACTCCGCAAATAGGGCAATTTCTAAACATGCCTGTTTTGCGAGCAATACCGTTTTTGATCTTACATCTGTTGGAACAATACTTTTGATCAGATGTTTTTTTGACCTCAAAGGTTGTGTCGCAATCTTCGCCAGCACAAATTCGAGTTTCTCGGTGAAGTGCCATTTTGCATTTTAGGGTGTGAGATATTCGGCCTTGCCTTATAGCGGCTGGCCCCCTAAAATAAGTTTCACCGCAATGTTCACAAACAAACAATTTACCATGTCTTCGTTTAGCTTTTTGCTTGCATTCCGGCTTGCCGCATGACTTTATGAGGTCGGCCCGGCAAGGCTGAACCCAGTATTGGTCACCACAAAAAGAACACGATCTCTGAATGCTATTCTTTTTAGTCATAACCTTATCATACACCAAACAAGCCATAAATGCAACCAAAACTTAGGATGTTCCGCGTGTAGTCTCTGAGATTCCCCTAACTCTTTAGCACATAGGCGGTTAGGGTTATCTGCTGATTGTCCGCACCGGACCGATTTTCACTGCCTTGCGGCGAGTACGGCCGGATACTCGGAGTTTCCAGCATATAGCGGAATTTGCAACGTGGCCTTTAGGCCGCGTGGGACAAAAGTCTATCCGATACGTAAGTCAGGGCCGTGGTCTTATGCAAGGTCAAAGTCACCTTGTCAAAGTACGGCTTGGCCGCGGTCTTCGTCCCGGCTTCTGCCGGTCGGTAGATACGCAACGCACCAAACAGGTTATTGCCCGGCGTCGCGTGGTTGTAGTCGTTCAGAGCCGGGAAACCGATGCTGTTGGTAGCCATCGGTACGTACATCGCACGCTGCCTGATGATGGTGTTCTCGATCTGGGTCTGCAACAACCCAGCCCGGAAACCTTCGGGAACCAGATGGCCACCCTGGACGTTATCGCCCTCAGACATATGGCCGGCGGTCTTAGCGCCCAGGTTCTTGATAGCGTGCTTGTCGTAATCTTGCAGCAGGACCGACCCGTTGGGTTGGGTGGCGTCTTTCCAGACCTCCTGAGCGAAGTGTGCGAAGCTCTTAAACTTCCAGTTAGGATTATCCTCGGCCCGTTCGTGGACCGAAACGACAGGCCTTGCGCCATCGTTGGCGGTTTTGGTCATGGTCGCCACCACTGCTTCAAAGCCCTTTTTGAGCTCTGCAGCAAAAACGCCCTCGATAGTTGGCTTAACGGCAGACTTTTCAGCCTGGACTACCTCCAGAATGCCCTCGTCGATATAGGCCTGGAGCGTGTCTTTCTCACAGTCCAACGAAAGCAACGCGCCTTCGTCGTACATGTCTTTGCCGTTCTGCCAACCTTCGGAGCTGATAACTTTGATGGTTATCATAATACCCCCTTAGTTGTAGGTTACTATTTATTGCATCGTCTAACCCGGCCTCGCTAATAGCTCACCGACATCCCCATCGCCCGTCCTCTTTGCAGAGCAGCGGCGACTAATGCCAAGCGTCTATCCCCGCAAGCGGCGATTACACTTTGCCTTGAACGCGAAATTCGTATTGTTCTTGGATTTGCTCTTGTATTTCTTCTGACGATAGCGGGAAGTGTTGATCTACCTTGATAGGCTTCTGGCTGCGAATCGTGACAACCCGGATCGGCTTGTGTGCCACGGGCGACTGATGGCCCTTGACTGTCGCACGGTCTATACCTGCCAACGTCAATTCCTTTGGCTCCGCAGCAAACGCGGGCGGCTCCTTGCCAAAGTCGTCCCGGTAATGGCGGGCGAGGTGCTGATATACACCCTTGCGGTCGGTGTCGGGGATGCGTACCATGAAGTTCTGTAATCGGCTCATGGCCGTTACCAGTGCGTCGTATACGAGCGGGTTGCCGTTGCCTCTGCGGTGATGCAGGAACTTATAGCCCGCCCTCTTGCCTGGATCGTCGTTGTCCATCCACGCCGCCATCGCTTTGAGGTCGTCCAGGCTGGCCCCGTTCTTCTCGAACGTAACATCCCATCCGGTGTCGATACCGTCGGTGGGCGTTGACTCGTAGGGCAGGGCCTTCTTAATAATCGTTGGCGTATTGGCGGGGCGGAATATGCCCATGTCTTGCTGTATCGTGGCGGGGATTTCAAGCAGACCCTTCGATACGGAGTCAATGGTGGCTTCCGGGTTGCTGGGGACGTTGACGATGCTGTATTCCAGCATGATCGTCTTGTCGTGAATCCACCGCACGCCCTTTAGTTTGGCGTTCTTTTTGATATCGTCCGGTGTCGGTATATGGCCTTCGACAGGAATGAACCCGATAGATACGGTGTTCAATATCTCTTGCTGCATAAGGGAGAACACGTCCTCGGCCTTGCTCGTGCCGGTGGCGATGACTCCCTTGGCTATCAGTTCCCCCGTTTTCTTGTCGGCTTTAATCCACTGACACTTACCGATAGCCGGTTCATCGTACCTGTGGCCCCACAATATAACAGGGTTTTTTTTGTACTGGGCCAAGCTGATGCCGGTGGGGTCGATGACCTCGTTGTCGCGGTCGCGCGCGGACGTAGATATTTTCGATATAAACTCCCGTGCGCCGTCCTCCACCTTTAGATTAACCGACGCCTTGCCACAATACTCTTTTCGTACAAACCCCTCTAGTTCTTCAGGGGCCTTTAGCGTCTGCATTGCGAGCGCGACGCTTTCGACGGTCCAAACCTTCATTATAGTTTCCCCCATAATTTTAGAAGGGTGTGCTACCGGGCCGGGGTTGACCCCCGGCCGGATACGGTAGCGTGATATGATTACAAAAGGCCCCGGCCGGACTCGAACCGACATACTACCGACCTGCGGTGCTCTACCGTGGACGTTCTTAACTGGCCCATGTTGCCAGTCGCCGTCCTTTAAGCTACAGGACCATAACAGACGTGTTTATAAAATTGCGGCGGGCCGGTCGCTACTCCGACACTGTGGACGATAGGCGTGTTTTGTGATGACGCCTCGTTTTATAGCTGCCCTGGCTGCTTACCATACTCATCTGACAGCCTTGCCCGCACCGTATCGCTACACCGAGCAAGCTCTCGTTCCACTGATTAGCGTGTTCGCTCCCACGCCGCCGCCGCTCTTCGCGAACTTATTTTACTCCACTACGGGCAGCCAGTCACACCGACAGTTCGGGTGTACCGGAATAATGCCATGCGATTTGCTGATGGGCGTGACCTTTTTGTGTAACGGCAGGCATATTGGACATTCAGGGGTGTCGTGGTTGTAAAAGAATTCTACGTCCACCACTTCCGATTCGTTGTACGCCTCCAACTCGCCCTCAGCGTAGGCGGCGGCCGATTCCGTGCGGGCTATCGTTTTGGTGCGGTATCGCTCCTTGCGGTTGTATTCCGACTTCACCATGTCGTCGATGCGCCCCGCACTTCGCCCACCCTCCTTCTCCAGCTTGAGCCGATACTTTTCTAACGCCTCCCCTTGCCGCACATTAAGGCCGATACCGTGTTTTTTTAGGTCGCGGGCGACGGCGTACGGATGCCGCCCCTCATGTATGCCCCGTTCGACAAAGCCCCTTACCGCGTCCTTGGTTTCGTTCGCTATTAGTTGGATGCGGTTGCCAACGTATTCCGTAGCCCACCGCTCGGCCTGGGGCGACGCAACGTTGAACGCCGTTCGCAGGTTGAGTTTTACCGTACCGGCGTCGGCACCCATCTTTAGCGACTGACGAACCGCCCGCCCGATGTTCTCGACGCCGGAGTCCACAACGGCACCCCAGGGTATAACGTTCTCCACTACGCCCAGTTGCCCCACGGTGATCTCGTTGATGAACGGCACGACGATGGCACGCATGGCACGGAACCAGCCGTTGACCATCCCCTCCATCGCGTCCTCGGCGGCGTCACGCTCTACCGACTTGGTGCGGCAGTCGCCGTGTTCATGTTGGCAGTCGTTATGGTTCATGCGGCGTCCTCTGGTGGCAATGGGAGATGCCGCCAATACAAAACCTGAACCCAACCCTTATCGCCAAACCACCAGCCATGCTGTGTTTGTCCGGGCTGGTATTCCGCTACCGTATTTATTATATTGCCCTTAAAGGTTTTATTTGTTACCAAATAAGGACCAAACTCATCCGGCTTCTCGTCCGGCCACTTGTGCCAGCGGGGGGCAGGGCTAGGCTTGTCCGCAGGCCGCCCCTTAAACGTTAGGTCATAATCGTGTTGGCAGATGGGGCACCGAAAAACGCCGTCTTTGATAAAGTCGCCCTTTACTTCTATATCTTCCGTCTCTGTAGGCTTTGGGTCTGCGCGTTGTTCGTTCTTGTGTTTTTCGAGGTCTTGGCGTAATTGTCGGATCAGATATTCGAGCTTCAGCGTTTTTTTGTGTACATAATCTATCGTACACTCTACCCACTCGTCGTTGTGGCAAATCAACATAATCTTCCCTTTCCGTTACGCCCCCGTGTCGCTACCGTCCACTTCCTCAACCGCCTCCACCGCATCGCTGCCGTCCCCGCCCTGGCCCACGGCCACCCCCCCCAGGGCCGTAGGTACCGGGGCAGGCTCGGCCACCACTTGGGATAGCGGCTTGAGAGTTCCAGGCAAGAGAGCCTCATCGCCGGCAGCGACAGGCTCCATCCCGTCCATTTCCCGCACTTCGTTAATCGACCAAACGCCACGCTCCAAACGTGCCGATTGTTTCTTTAGCACATAATCCATATTCTCAGGCACACAATCGTCGTGCCAGACGAATAGCTTCTCGTCGTACAGCGGCATGATGTCTTGATTGATAATGTCCGCCTCGGCGCGGCACTCCGGAGCGACGGTGTCTCGCATATACGAGTAGTTGCCCGCGTCGGCGTTGGCTCGATTCACGTCCTCAACGCCCAACAGCGAGAGCGGAACGCCCAATATGCCCGCGACCTTCTCCTTAGTCATCTTCATGCCGATAGCGTAGTTGATATCCTTCGGATTCCACGCCGCCGGTAGCAGTGACAATCCGTGCTGCAATAGCCCCAGCTTGCCCGACTTCTTGTGCCCGCCGTGGACCCTCATAATCTCTTTGCGTAGCCGCTTGATTTGTTCTGGACCAACAGGATGGTCAATGCTGAACACCGCCGGCATGATAGCCCCGTTGTCCAGCATGGCCCGCTCGAACTCGTCGAAGTCCTCGTTGAGGCTGGCCGACGTGAACGCCGCGTGGAGCGGCCCCATACCGTAGTACATCGAATGTGGGTTGGGATATTTGAAGTGAGCAATCTGTTCCGGCGGGTAATTTGCGAACGGCTTAGATGCCCCGTACTGGTACGATTCAATATACTTTGTCTCGCTGGGCACGATCCGCACCCACTGCGAAGCAAGCGGCCACAGCTCCATCGGTACGCCCTGGGGGCTTAACGCGATGAGCCAATAAGCGTTACCCGTCGCCTGTTTGAACATGACGGTCGTTTGGAACAGCTCGAACCCGTTAAGCGAGCGATTGGCCTGCATGACCATTTCGTGCCACGGGTGTTCTAGCACCTCCTCAACGTCAACCGCCTTGTTGAGTGCGTACTGTAGCTTCGCCTCGCCCATAAACGCGGCCTTGCGGGCCTTCGATACCGGGCGGACGGGTACGCACTTACGAACCTTGGTTGTGGCGTTACGCGGTACGCCACGATACAACCGTAATGGCACCTGGGCTACGGCCGTAGCGTTCTTCTGGATACACGCATAGGCCCAGCCGGTATATTCAGCCATCAGCCGTTTGTAGTCTTCGGGCGTCTCTAACGCCCTGCCCCCGAACTGGAAGTGAGGCATGGAAGCGGTGACTAACGACTGGACCTCTGGCAATAGCGGCTCCGTCTCCGTGGAGACTTTACGCTTTCGCCACCATTGCGGGCTAACAATCGGGATGTTCATAGATTAGAATCTCGAATATCGGGCGTTGAGAACTTTTGCGTCTACTATTTCCTCTAGCTTCGATATCCTTTCCGTGAGTGCCGCCATTTGTTTCTTTAGTGATTTCATGTCGGCTGTTGTCGCGGGTGATTGGGCTCGCTCCGCCGCAGACATATCGCTTAACGGCACCTTCTCAGTCTTTGTCTTCTTCGTCGTCCGTTCCTTACTCATGCCGCATCCTTCTCCCGCCAAGCCTGCACGATACAAATAACATCTTCCGTTACGCAGTAAACATGAGGCGTTTGCTTAATTCGATAACAGTTTTGCGACCATGCCCCCAATTCACCACCGCCACTCATTTCCCACTCAGCCTCCAAAACATTCCCATCTTTCGTAAGCACCTCAAACATGCCTTCACAATCTGGGTGTCCGCCTACCCACGCCTTTGAATAACTCAAACCTCGGCCTCCCATAGCCCCTCCGGGCACTCTTCCGTCGCCAGCGGCCGTTTCAAAATCAGGTAACAGCCGCACGATTTACACTTCATCTTCCCCTCGTACTCGCAGCTGGCACAAATGGCCCGCCGCCTCTTGCGTATGGCTGGGGGCACAAGAATGATCCCATGTTCGAGTATCTTCCCCGCAGCCTTCGCCGCCGACTCGATCTGCTCGACGAGCGAGGCGTTGGCTTTCTTGCCGTTCTTACCCCCGCAGCACATCAACCAGCCCATTACGCCCCCTTCACCTGCTCCCAAACGCCATCCGCCAGCGGCTCGAAATCGTCGTCGTCCGGGTCGCCGGTACTCACCGCCATCAGCTTCTCCCGCTCGGCCTGTTGGGCCAGACGCAACTTCTCCACCTCGGCGTATTCGTGCTTGAGCCTCCGCCATCGGAGGTATTCCAGGTAGTCGGCCTTGGTAGGGAACAGCTTTTGGAGTATGGCCTTAGCGTTCATTGTCTACCCGGCCTTGTCAAATACGCCACCGTCACGGCCACTACACAAATCGCAATCGTTATCGCTAGTCCCATATCGCCGCCTCTCTCAAGTCATCATCCGTTATCTCTGCCGGTTCCGCCAACTCGTCGTCCATCCCTATATCCTGTGTGCGTATCGCGTACTCGCCCGGCTCCACCAGCTCCGCACGCGGGTCAAGCGCCACCACCGTAGCCGAGGCTTTCAGGTACACGTCAACCCACATCATGCCGTACCGCAGGGCGTCAAGGGCGTGGTCGGCCTCCTTGATGGGCTGTTCCTTTTGCACCTTGTCTTTCCATCGGTACGCAGAGAACTCACGAATAAGATGCTTGCACGCCGGGGCCACCGTCATCAGCGGCTTGCCCTCGCCGGACACCCGCAGGTAGCTACCCACCGTTTGCAGGCCGGTGTCTACGCGGTTGTTCGCCGCCTGCGTCGGCAGGTCGGCTATGTTCATAGCCTCGATAAGCTCTGGGGCTGACGGGTCAACAAGGAACATATCGGCCTTGTAGCGGGCCATGAGTGCCTTGCCGTGCGACAGTATGCCGTCTCGGCCCAGTTTGGCCCCGTACACCTCGTCGATGATCCGCACGTACCCGGCACTGTTGATGCCGATGGCCACCAGGGCGGTTGGGTTGACAAAGCCGTAATCGACGCCGACGACCACCATTTCCGGGGTGAAGGCGTCGTCTGTTACGAACACTGCCGGGTTCCACTGGTCGTACACAAGGCCCTCAAACGCTACCCACTTACCCTCAACGTATCGCTCCTTCGATTGGCCGGTGAACTCGTCGAGGCTCGCCTGGTAATCGTGTGGAAGGAACACATTCTCGGCGCTCGTGGTGCTGATTACTTCCCGCTTAGGGTTCTGCTCCTCGAAGAACCGGCGATACAAAAAGTGTGTCGGCGAGCCAGGATTGCAGGCCCCGAACACCTGCCGGCATGGGTCGGCGTGGTTACGCAGGCGGCCCAGCAGCATCAGGTAGTCCTCTTCGTCGATCTCGACGGCTTCGTCGATCCCCACAGCCCCAAGGTTGAGTGAGCCTACCTTGGCGGGGTCGTCCAGGCCGAAGTAGTATATACTACCGCCGCCTACAAGGTCTATCAGGTGTTCTTGCTTGTGGTGGGTATATGTGCCCACGGGTAGCACGGGTGGGCTATGGCCGTCGGGAAACAGCAGCGTCCGCAATGTGCTTTGTCGCATACTGGCAAAGGTTTTGCGGCATAGCCCCACAAGATTACCGATATGCTGGGCATGGATAATGGTTTTGTAGCACAGTGCCCGCGTCTTGCCGGCTCCGAATGCCCCACTATACAGAACCTCCCTCTTCTTGCTCGCCAGAAATTGCCCTTGCTTGGGCGTCCATAAGACGTTTATGCTCATCGTCGCTCATCGTGGTAAATTGTATCGACACCGGACCGCCACCCTCGCCGCTCATTTGTACCGCCTGGGCCACCTTGCCCTCGTCACGCTCGATGACCTCTTTCGTTTGTGGCCACTTACCGTCCACAACGTCCTTCGCCATGCGTAGGGCCGCCCGCTGTGATAGGGTAAGTGTTTTCTTATTCGCCTCCCGCTTGAGCTGGGTGGCTGTCATCTCCATATATTTACAGAAGTGCCTATATAGCTGGGTCTTAGCCTTCGGTGGCCCCTTGGGGTTGCCCGACTGGCCGGGCTTGAAAGGGATTAGCCCCCTCGTCCTACTCTGTTTGTCAGTGTCGCTAGCCACACTAAGAAACCTCGTCCCTCATCCGAGATCGGTCCTCGCCGAGTTCGGAATACCTGTGGTCCAGTCCTATACATGGCCCGCCACTATAGTATTTTACTTTTGCCTCGCTCACTGCCTCAACCGTTTCCACTCTATACCAACACCGCAAGTCTTCATCGTACACGCCAACCTCTTTGGCCGCATCGTGTTTGCTCAGCTCTTCGATTAGTTCGCCGACAGTCACTAAGCCACCTCCCGCGTCAACGATTGGCCACAGGTGGGACATTTCGGCCCCGTATCGATGCTTGGCTCGGCCCCTACCCCCCCTTTGGCATTGTCCAGCCCGTTGACCAGCCCCTCTATCTCGCCCAGATCGAACCCCGACAACTCCAGGTCAAGCTCCCCCGTGTCAAGCGTCCCAAAAAGGTCCCCCAACTTGGGCCAGTCCCATTCCGTCAGTTCCTGTGTCTTATTGTCAGCGATGACGTATAGCTCGGCGTCCTTGCCCGACAGGGGTAAGCGGATCACCGGCACGGTCTTTAGCCCAGCCTTCTCGGCAGCCTTCAACCGTGCGTGGCCAGCCAGCACCCTCCCGCTCTGGTCCACCAATACGGGGTTGGTCCACCCGAAGTGCTCGATGCTCTTTACCAGCTTGTCTATCGCCTCCGGTGGGTGATTGCGTGGGTTGCCGGCAAACGGCTTGAGGTCGGCGATGGGGGTGTCAGCGATGGCTAGGCCAGCCACTACTCGCCCCCGCCCATATCGTTGGCCGAGCGTGCGATAACGCCCATCATGTACTCACTGGCCCACTGTTCGGCCAGGTCGGGCGTCGCCCCCACCTTAAGGAAGTTGTTATACAGGCACATCACGGCCTCGGCTAGCTGCCGGGAGCCAGTCTCCATCTCGTCGGTATCGTGTTGGCGTTTTGCTTCGTTCGAGTCCATTAGCTATCCTGATATTTCTTCGCCAGCCGAGAGTTCAACAAACAGAACGCCGCACATAGCGATCCCAGAGCAGCCACGCTCCACCACTGCCGAAAAACGATAGCGACGCACGCGACAGCAATGTAGGCGTAGCCCATAATTAAGTATCCCGCCGACATAAAACCCATTAGTTTTTCCACTCTTCCCCTTCGTCGTCGTCGTCCTCGTCCTCGTCGTCACAATCCTCTTTATATGTCGCCCAGTCTACGAAACCCAGGTTTTCCATTGCTTCGTCGGCGTCCCGAATATCCTCTTCGTCCTCTGCCTCCCTAGCCGCCTGCTTGGCGTCGCACTGCTCGATGACCCACAGGCCCAGGACCATCATGTCGTCGCAGGCGGTATCGTAGGCGAATGTCTCTTCTGGTTGTGCGATCATAGACAGAAACCTCCACAATTAGCGGTATGTGGTGAGGGTTAAGAACATTTAACCCCGTGACTAACCAACACCTCAGACCGATCCCGTCCTCGTAGGTCGGAAAAGTTTACCCCAGACCCCTTCCCTAGCCTGGCGAGTTGTCTAATCGAAATGGCGGTCGAGCGTAGGGCGTTAGACTCCCCCGTGGGCAGATAATCCCACCTATCACACCCCTTCTCGTCCATCCCCCACGCCTCAATCGCGTCGCGTGTCATTGGTGTGGCCATGTCTTTCCTTGTAAAAAATGAGGGCGGCGGTTGACGGCCTGCCCGGTATAGTAGGTGATTTTTTTGCAGGGCAACCGCCTCGCCCCTCTACTATAACCGCAAAATATACCCCCAAAAAAGACATGGCGGACATAAGTGTCTATGTTATAAGTCGTTGCGAAACACAACGGGGGGTATGCTACCGCCCCTAAATAAGTGTGGCCGCAATATATTGAGCCTTGTTAATAATACGCTGACGTTCTTCTGTGTTATCCCCATTTTGTCCCCCGCGTCCTCTTGCGTGAACCCGTGGACGTGGACGAGCATATACGCCTGGATTTGCCGTTGCGTCGGCTGCCTCACCTTCGCCCCGCACTTGTCGCATCGATACTCACCGCCGCAGGAACACTTCACAACGCCCCCTCCGCCTTAAGATAATCCCCCATTGTGTCCACAAAATACGAATCGTCTGGCACGCCATACCCCCCGTGACGGCCGCACCTGTCACACGTTAGCTTGAACCACACGTATCCCCCCGAATGCTCTTCGGCCACCTTATAGTTGTCGCCGCAAGGACACCTCATGCCGCACCCTCCCGCACTTCCCGCAGCCACCGGCAAACGGCAGCAAACGTCAGCTGGTCGTCCATAAACGGATTATCTCGCCAGTCGCCCGGCAGGTCGGCGGCAAACACCTCCGCCAACACATCATACTGCGACCGCCCCAAACACACGCCCCCACCCAATAGGTATATCTTCCATCCCCTTTTCCGGCAGGCGATAATCAACTGCCTCACCCTGATGCGGGTATATGCCGTATTGGTGCCGTATAGGTCGGCGGCTAGTCCACCAATCGACGCCCGGCCCGATAGAATCGGCGGCAGGCTCAGTACCAAGTCGATTGCTAGGCTCATTTTGCCACCTCGCTCAGTATGGTATGTATCCTGCCCAGGAAGTCCGCAGGCAACGACGGCCCCCACGCCAGCACCTCATTCTTAATCTTCGCCAACGCCACCCGGCGCCGGTCCAGCGACTCCTGCGTCGCGTCTAGCCGCCTGTGTAGGTTGCGATTGCTGGCCGCCAATGCCTTGTCTATTTTCGTCGTCATGTCAGTCTCCTATACCCCAAACGCCACAGCCACCGAGCGAGTTCCCGGCTGTCGTTCACAATCGACGGCTCAGCCTTGTGCCACTGTAGGGCGTGCATGGGTTCGTGGATTGCCAGGTACAGGAAATCACGGTCGCATACGCTATAGTCTAGCACGATTTCCCTGTCGGGCGACTTCGTTGGGTTGTCACACGCCGCACGGTAGTCGAGCGGGACAACGCTGAACCGTGCGGGGACGACAGCCCCGTCGTTGCGGAGGATTTTGAACGTGTGTGTTTTGATTGGTTTCACCGTTTAATCTCGCCCTCGTTGACCACTGTCCCCAAACACTGAATGATAACTATTTTCGTGTCTGAAGCAGGCTCTAGTTTTGACATTACGGCCCCCCAATCGGGGCAAACCATATAATAATCCAAACCCTCAGTCGGTAAAGTTGGCCCAGTCGGCTGTGCCGTCTCGCTACCGTTCTCTGCTACCCGAAAAACCTTTAAGCTCATAACATAACTCCTTATGTGGGTTTTTATGTGTTTTATAGCTACTTCTTGAACTGGAGGAATGGGGCGGGGTTGACATACGTCTGATACGCGCCGGGCGACACCTCCACCTGTACCGTATGCCCCGGCATCCGTTTAATCCAGTCATGCATCGTGCGGCGACCTACGTTGCATTGTGCCGCCGCCTCTGCCACCTTTACGAATCCTTCGGGAATTTCCACTGTAAAGTCCTCCGCTAGTTCGTCGTCAACAAAACACTTAAATGTATGTATCAGCCTTGCCCTAGTCCTGTATTTAATCATCAAGGCGTCCTTGTGTTATACTGCAACCGCCGCCGCTGCCTGTAATGGCAGGTTGGCTATATGTTCAATCTTATCGAGATCACCCTCTGGTGTCAAGACAAATTCCAGGAAACCATAATTTACCATGCCGCTGCACCTCCTGGCCCCGTACTTGCTCCCGTGGGTCTGGAGTGCCGGCGTGGTCAGGGCCTCAATACGTCGCGGGCCGTAAAATGTGGTGCTGGAATCGTAGTAGTGGACGTGTGACCGGATGATCACGTCGCCCTTCGGCTGCAACCCAGCGTCGGCCCAGATAAGGTTCCACAGCATATCCCGCTTGGCCGCCGTGCTCCTGCCGTGTGGAATGCTCGACCCGCCCACAAAATGCTTGCAGTCAAATGTGACCTCATGTTTGCCCACGACCAACTTGGGCCATTCGTGATCGCCCACCTTGACCACAGAACCAGACTCCCGCACCTTCGACGCCACAAGGTTCTCGTAGTCCTCTTTGTCGCCGACGTGGTAGGGCGTGCCCCGTACGACAAACACCTGGGGAGCCTCCCAGATATTGATGCACGCGGCGGCCATATCGCACTGTCGGAGCCGGTCCGCGTGAATCTGCTCCAGCCCCCCGCTACGCTCGCCCCGCCCGTCGATACAGTCACCGTTCACCACCACAGCGTCCACTGGGCCGGTGCCCCACGCTTCATCCGCGTACCACTCCCAGCATTCCTTCTGTGACTCCTCCCATTTACGCCACGATGCGTTTTCGTGCTCACCAGCCCCCTTGACCCCGCACCACTGCCAGTCCGGGGGCGTCAGTCCCGCACGATGCCCGCAGTGCATGTCTGCAATAACGATTAGCCGCTTCGCCTTAGTCGCTTTCCTTTTTGCCACAACTGTCTCCTTGTTGTTAAGCCTGCACGCCGGCAGGCAGTGTCGGTGTCACCGTCCGGGGGGCGAGACGAAGGCCGTGTTGTAATTCAAACCACTGCAACGTATCTCGCCATTCCGCGTCACTGCGGCCTACGTAACGATACAGCTCTAGGACGGGTATTTCGTTTTCTAGTGCGTGTCGCCATTCCTGCCACACGCCGTCCGAAATCGCCCGGTCCGGTTCGCACCCCAACACGAACACATCCGCCAGCACAATAATCTCTTTGCAGTGGTCTACGATCTGCTGCCCAGTCACACGGGGCTTGCCGTCGTCGTCGGTCAGGTGGTACGCGGCAGACACTACGTCCTCATTGATAGAGTCGTGGGGGCAAAAGACCGTCCAGCCCGACACCCGCCGCAGCCTTTCGCACAGCTCCCGGCCCGCCACAAGGTTGTCTCGCATTTCGCCTTGGGTCGCGTTCTCCCCGCTCTTGCCCCGCACTGGACCGGCGTAGTATGCTGTGATTTGTTTAGTCTTTTCCATTGGTTCGCTCCTGTTCATTATGCCGCGGCTACATTCCGGGCAGGTCCACTGTGTACAGCCAATTATAGCTTTTGATTATCTGGTCTACCGCTTCTCGCACCCCCGATTTTAGCGTATCTAGGTCGCCAGACTTCGCCTCTACCGTGTTGTGCCATCGCGTCTCGCTATCAAGGGCCAGGTCCGCAATGTCGCCGTCATCCACATACGGCTCACGAATCAGCTTGACGCAATAGCCGCCTTTTTGTTTTACAGCCGTAAACTCGTCCGGGAAACGCAGGTCAGTAATAATCATGGCACAAGTCCGGTCTCCCACGTCGCGACGCAACAGATAATCGCACCACGTGGACGCGTAGACATTATTTCTCACCGCCTTTGTCCCGAAGTCAATCCAGATTTCGCGGGGCGTCTTGCCTATGGCCGGCAACAGTTCTTCGCGGTCTTGGGGGTAATCCTCATACCATTGGGGGCGTTTCATTCCCGCCCACCCGTACAAGTCGCAACAGATTTCCTTGATTTGGTCGGCAAACCCACACACCAAAACGCGGTTCTCGGAATACCCGTATCGCCTAACCAGGTGTCGCTTCACCTCTTTGGCGGCCGTGTCCTTGCCCACACGCTTTCTGTGCCCGAATGCGATAATTAGAGGGTTCCCTTGTGGTTCATTGTTTTTCATTTGTAACCCTTTCCTCTTTGCCACGCCTCTCGTTTGTACATTTCCGCGTAACACCGCCCGCAGACCCGAACGACCACACCCGTCCAGGGGTGTCGTTGCTCGATGGTGCCGGGTTCGTGGCACGTTCGGGCCGGGTGGAGCGGCAATCGGTGGGCGTCACACATTATTTTTCGGCCACCTCCTGGTACGGTTCCAGCTCGTACTCTCGCATACGTAACTCCACCAGAGGGCTAAACTTAATAGGCCCATCTTTGCCTAACAGTCGAGTGTCTGTCCGTGATTCTGCAGAATTTATCCGCACCCAATAGCTCCACTCGTCGGCCTTATTCTTACCAAAGCCGGGGCCGAAACGAAGGGGCCTGCCTATGATTTGCCCAGTATAACCACCTGTCCGCGTTTGAACCATTTCGCCGGCATGGTATAGCGGTGGCGGGATGCTATTGTCCTCGCAACCAGTTATAAACAGGATCGCCACGAAAAGGAGCCACAGTCCGACATACTCCTTGATGTATCGGCTTGTATTCATTTTGCCCCCGCCTTCTCGCTCGTCACGCCGTTATCCCTCGCCACGATGCCCAGCCCCATCACGGCCAGGGCCGCCAGCACGCCTTCGAGGCTGGCCACCGTGGATGGGTCGGTGTCCAAAAACGCCGCCACTTGTGCCACCAGCAGGCCGACGCCCGTCACGACTCCTAAGATTGTCGTTCGCCAACTCTTCATTACTTGCTCTCCTGTATAGTGTTGTGTATTGCCAAAACTCGCACCAGATACCCGTGTTTTTCTTCGTCGGTTAAATCACCAGCTTTCTGAATTAGAACGACCAGCCCCGCCAACAACTCGGCCAGTACCAAGCTAGCCTCAATCATTAGTTTTACGTCACTCACTTGGTTCTCCCTTCATTGTGTCCATCTGCGTCATCGCCACCCGGAACCTCGCGATTGCCTCCGTCGCCGGCAAGTCCTGCTCAATCACCGCAAGCCATTCGACTAGGGCAGCGTATGCCGCTGCGTCGTACAGCTTCACGTCTTGCCACTCGCCATCCCCAATCTTGCCAGCGTGCCTCAAGGCCAGCAGCGTGCCTCCTGTGGCGATATAGCTTTCGCACGCCACCGCCCACGTCTTCTTCGGCGTCGGCTGCTGACACCCGGCCAGCATCACCGCCACCAACATCATCACCAGTACCCATCGTTTCTGTCTCATTGTCTCTCCGTTTCTGCCGGGTCGCCCGGCGTTTGGTTCGCCGCCAGGGTCAACTGGGTTGTTGACACGGCGTGGCTGAATTGCTTCTGCCAATCCATTAACGTAAACACCTTGCTGGCCAACTCTACCGATGCCCTCAATAGGTGCTCCAACTCCTCGTTGCGTGCCTCCGCAAGCCGCAACTGCTCCCGTAGGTATAGCTCTTTGTCATATCGTTTTGTCACCGGGTCCATCATGTCATCTCCTCCCCAGGAAGATTTAACACCCGCAAATCTGCCTCTATACGCTGTCGCAAAGCATCAATAGACTGTGAATCAGCAAGCCTTTGGTGCGTCTTAATGGTAACTGTTGTTTTTGGCCCGGTGTAATAATTGGGCCTGGTTTCTATGAAAGTGTACTCATATTCCATCACGTCATCTCCTTCCCTGCCAGGGCGGCATGGGCTACCTTCGCACATCGCCTGTGCCCGTCGGCAACTCCGATGCCGTACTGGCCATAACCGCTGTTTTCGTAACTGCAATACTTACTCATATCTATAGAACGTAGGCTGGCCTCCAACTCCGCCACGCGAGACTTGAGCTTGGCGTTCTCTGCCTTGAGCTCTCTCACCTCATCGTCGCGGGCATGGTAGCCTATCATGTGTACGGCTGTTAGGTCGTCCATCACTCACCTCCCACTGGCTTGTTCGGGCCAGACGTTGTTCCGGGAGTGTCGTGCCCGTGCGGCTTGTTGAGGTCGGCGAGGCTTTGGTCCAGAGCGTCAACCTGCCGCTTTAGGGCAGCAATATGTTCGGCGTGTATATCTAGCCCTTCCTCTGCTACTCCCATCCTTCCCTCTAGCGTTACTGTTAGAGTCGGCTCATCAGGCGTCACAGGCTCAACGGGCGGGGCGGGGACGACTGGTTCGATGTACTCCAACACGTTCGGCTCCCAACATGCACCAAGGGCCGTGTCGCTATACCTGAATGCTGTCCCCTCAACCGTACAACCAGCAGTTGGCTTCTGCCCATCCAGTGACTTGGGCAACACCAGATGTCCATCACCATGACACCGCGAAATCTCGCCACCAATAAACCGGCAATCCTTGGCACTCTGGAACAGTAACACCGCCCCGTACTTACTCACCTGTACGTTGTTAATCTTCACGTCACGGAAAATACAATCCGTTGCCTCGTGGTGGGGGGCAAAGCCTGTCGTTGTACTCTCGCCACCAATGGCGATGGCGTGACTGCCCTGAAAATTGTAGATGCGTCCGGGACCAAACCTATTCCGACGGCTGTCACGTTTGGTCATAATCGCCCCGATGACGCTTTTCCCTCGACCATCACAGTCAAAATCTGTAACCTCGCTGTCGTCGCAGCCAGTAAAATCTATAGCACTGCCATTTGACCCCCACTCGAAGAATGTGCACCGCTTGAGTAGCAAACGCATCACGTTCCAATCAATCGTCTTTCCGTCTGCGTCCACAGCAATAGTGTTGCCCGGCCCTTTCGCACAATCATCGCCAGCAGGGCCGAGTATGCAATCAAACAATTCCACATCGGATTGGGCCAGAAACGCGGCATAGGTCTTATCCGACGGTGCCGCAAAGTTCATCCCGGTAAGCCGCACGAACCCGCTCTGTCCTTGGCCACTAAGAACCAAGGCACTCCTGCCAACTGAATGAATCAGTACATCCCCATCCGCCTCCCAGTTATGCCACCCATCAGGAGTGCCGCCTTGCCGGGAACCATACCGCAACTGCTCAAGGTACAACCCTTCCCTAACGTGTATGTTGCTATCCGGCAGAGCCCTTCCAGGGACGACACCCACACTCGCCCACGCCTCAAGCCAGCTTGTGCCCCTGTTGTTATCATTCCCCTCTTTTGACACATAATACTCATTCATGCTTACTCTCCTGTTCTGTTTGTTCGATATACCGGCCCAGCCACTTATGCATCTGTTTCACTTTGTGCGGGGGCAAACACACTTACAAGTTCTTGGTTTATTCATCACTCGTCCGCGCTTTCCAACGCCGCCCGGCCTGCGGGGGTAATAGAATACGAATCCACACTGCCCGCTGACCACGGCGTGTGTTTGTTTAACCAACCCGCCAGCACACACACACTCAAATCATCATCACAGTCACCCTGCTCAAACGGCCTCTTCACCGCCCACTGCAAATACTTACGCTGCCCAGGGGTCATGGCTGGCCCTCCACGTCGTACAGCCGTCCGTCGAGGTGGTGGACTGGAA